CAATCTAAATAAATTGAGTAATCACCAGAAGATGTTATTGATTGACTTGTTCCACTTGTTCCAGCTTTTACTAATAATGTTCCAGCTGTAACCTCAACTTTAAAATTTACTTGATATGTTAATCCTTGAGTTAATACTGATTGTGTTAATTCACTTGTTGAGCCAGTTGCAGCAAACTTTGCTTTCTTTGCTGTTGTATCAATACTCCAGCCAGTTCCTAATGACCAACCAACAGCTGTATTAAAATTACCATTTACAGCGACATTAGAGCCAGTTGCTGGAATAGTTGTTCTTATATATGCTAATGGACTGTTTTGGGATAATGCTTGTGCCATTGGACTTGGAGACATTCCACTTGATGCTGGTGAGCCACTTTGTGAGCCTCCCATACTTCCCATTCCATTGGATTGTGTTGTTGTTGTTGGGACATCTCTTATAATTTGGTAACCCTCATAATCCCATTCATCTAATAAAGTATAAAAAGAGCCTCTTCTAAAGAAATATTCTGGATCAGTTCCATCTCTTGTTTCTCTTAATTTACCAATTGGATTAACATATCTTGGTCTTATCACACCACCTTGGTCTTCATTTTTATTAGCAACACCAACAGCTAATCTCATTGAAGGGGATATAATTATTTTAGTTTGTCCACTAAAAAATTCATCAATTAACATTGCAGTAAATGTCTTTGTGCCAGTTAAAATCCCTCTTCCCCATTCACCACTTGGCTCAGTATTTACATAAGTAGAGCCATTAAATACTTGTAAACTACTTGGAGCAAACTCTAAAGAATCACCCCACAATAATGTTCCAAAATTATATTGTTCTGAATTTTGTTTTGCTTGTGTGTTTGAATTTATAACATTAAAAGTTTCTCCATTAGATGCACTTTGAGCATTATTTAGTGTTTGTAATAATCCAATAAATGGTGATGTTGTTGCAAATCTAATGTCTGGACTTACTGTTCCAGCATTAAAACCAGCTGGATTGCTTATTGAACTAATAGTAACTTGACCTTGTTGGTCCACTAATGTGTTTGACCAACTAACTGTTCCAGACATAACACCACTACCAGCTGGTAATTGAATTGCTGTTCCAGGATTTCTCATTCTTTGTGGACTACCATATCTACTAAAATTAAGATAAAATGAACCTGGATTTTGACTGCCAGTTCCATAATCATCAATATCTAAAAAGAAATTCCATGCTCCACTCATTGAGATAGCATTCCCATTTTCATCTACAAATGGAATTTGCTGTTCAAAACCAATATGTCCATAAACATTAGTTAATTTAGAACTTATAATGTATTTTGGTGCTCTATTTCCTAAGGGAGTCCAGTTTGCAGAATCAACCCAAAAATAATTACCAGTTCCAGAATCATATTGTAAATAATAAGTTGTAATAACTCCAGTGTTTGGATCTTCTTGTGCTGCATAAAAATTAAACTTAATAGCACACCACCACCCATTAGTGTGACCATTTGGAAAATTTGGAGCATTAGACAAATCCCATGTCCAATCTAATGGAATAGATAAAAATAAAAAATCAGCAGCTGAAGGGCTGTTTATTGTGCCTTGAAAAACCTCTTGTGTTGTTGCTGTTCCACCAAATGGAAATCCACCATAATAACTTTTAGATGAAAAACTTAAAAAATCAGCATTTACTTGTTTTATAAGAGGCAAATAATCATATTTTGTTCCAGATAGTTTACTTATTTTATCATTTTGTATTGTTTGTTCATATCTTGTGTAATATGTACTACCTAAATGGTTTTGGCTTCCTTGATAAGCACCAGTATTAGAATACAATCTTGAATTATTATTTACTGGAGTTGATATTGTTCCAGATTCATTTGTAATATATTCTGGTATTTGAACAATCCAAAACTCATGCTTCCAATAAGTTATTCTTGCACCCCAATGTCTTAATAGTTCTTTTAAAACATTATAACAATTATCTGGGTAAAAAACTCCTTGGTCATCTTTTCTATGGAACATGGAAACAGCACACTTTGTTTTATGTAATGGATCAGAGCTTTGACCAGTTGCATTCATTTCTCCATTATACCAGTTAACAGATGTTGTAAATCCATAGTTTTGTGATGCTCCTTGATTAGTTAATGCAGCACCACTTTTTGCAAGTATTTCTCTAATCCAATAAATATAAGTTGCTGGACCAAAATACATATTTTCTTGAGCATAATTTCCCTGAACTCTTTCCTCAAATGGAGGAGTACCACCAGTTACACCTAAATCAACAAAATCAATGTCTTTCAATAATGATAAGCCATCAACAAATTTTAAATGCTCTTCATAAGGAAAATATTTATCAACTCCAGAGCCAATATCCATAACCAAAAAACCACTCCATAATGGAGCAACTGCTGAATGACCAGATTGTGTACTTCTATAAATATGCACATAAACTTGCCTTTCTTGATAATTGTTTCTTAAATCATCAATAAATAAAGAATCTAAATAATTCTCAACTAAATATGGTATTTTACATGATGAACTTATTATTGGTGAAAACCTATCTTCTTGATCAGTTTCATATTCAATAACAGGACCTCCAGCACCCATTACTAATTCAAGAGCAGAGCCAGTATAATCTTCAAGAAAAATCTCTAAATAATAATCTAAATTGTTGTTACTCTTATATGATGAAAAATACTTTTTTCCAAATGCCATAAATTATACAGTTCTTAAACGATTAATTCCACCTCTTTGATTACTTATAAATATGTCGTTTCCACTTATTCTACCATAAACCTCAACTTGCTGAACACCACCAGCACCATTTATCATTCCTTTTAATTTATCTAATGGAGCAACTACTTCTGGATTAGATGCTGTTGTTCCAGCACCCTCACCAACTAAAGCCATTGTCGGACCAGTAACCAAACCCCCAGTTGCTAATCCTAAAACTTTTCCTTTTGCTAATTCAAATGCAGCCTTAACAGTTGTTGCATCTCCTAATAATAATTTGATTGCCATTATAACTGCTAATTGAACTAATAGTTGTTTAATAGCTATTTTTAAGTTTTCAATAAAAGATTTAAAAAAACCTTCTGTGCTATAAGCTGCACTTGTTAAAGCACTTGTCATAATGTTTTCGAACATTCCCATAGCAGCATTAAACTCTTTTTGTTTTTTTGTTAATTCTGATATTGTTTCACCAACTTGGTTTAATGGTCCAATAAATTTCTCTGGATTAATAGCACTTAAAAAAGGAATACCTCCATTATCACCTCTTCCATTTGCACCACCACCTCCACCACCTAATGAAAAAGGATTTGATAAAAAGCCCATTGCTTCTGCTAAATCTTTTGCTTGATTTTTTATAGCATCTGCAAAACTTCCAAATTCATGTATATATTCTTTTGAATCTACTTTTAAATCTCTTATTTTATCAGATATTCCAAAAGCACCACCCATTCTGCCACCTAATAAATCAACAAAATCAGCAGCTGCTTCAACTAAAGCATTTCTCCACCAACTCCAATCAGATAATCTTTCTTTAAATGCTTCGTAATTTTCAAGTACAAATATAAATCCAGCAACAATAGCTGTCAAGCCCATTACTATTATTCCACTTCTACTAAATAATCTTGCAAATACTTTGATTAAACTTCCACTTATTGACAACAATGGTCCTAATGCAGCTGCTAACAATGTAATGTTTGCAATATTTGTTTTTAATATGGGATCCATATTTGTTAAAGATGCCACAAAACCTTTAGCCCATTGTAATATTTTTTGAGCAACTGGCAACAACATTGTTCCAATTTCAACCCCTAAATCATTTAAATCTCCAGCTAATATTCTTGTTTGATTTGCAAAACCACCAGATGTTCTTGCAAAATCACCAACAGCTTTTGAACTTTGCTTTAATGCTAATTGATAAGTTAATGTTGCTTTTTCTACTCTTGTTAATTCTTTAAATACCTTTCCTTGATCTGTTGCAAATGATTTTAAATCAGCTTCTGTAATTGCAATTCCTAATGATTTTATAGATTCTCTTTCACCAAGCAAGGCTTTTGTTAATGCTAATGATGCTCCTTCTGCTCCACCAGAAAAGTTTGTAAATGATGCTAAATCAACTGCTAATTCATTTACTTGTTTACTTAAATTAAGAGCCTCTCTTTCTGTAAATCCAAAACCAACTAATAAATCACCAGTATCACCAAGCATTTGTTTTGCTGCTTTACTTGATAACCCAAAAGAACTTTTAAAAACCCTTGCTGTTGCTTCTGCTTCTCTTTGAATACTACTAAAAACAGTTTTAAATTTAGCATCTGTTTCTTCAAAATCACTTGCCATTTTAACAGCAGCTGCTCCAAGGCCAATAACTGGTATTGTGATGCTTCTTGTAAGTGTTTGCCCAGTTCTCTGCATAGATGCCCCAAACTTTCCAATGCTTCTTTGAGCCTTTTTCATTGCTTTGTCAAAGCCTCTTAAATCAGCTCCAAATGCAATAGTTAATAAACCAACACTCTTATTTGCCATGCTCACTCATTTTTTTAATATATTCAGCTTTTGCTTTCAATTTCTCGTAATCTATTTTTTTATCCTTTTTATCCCACTCGAACTCAATCAAATCAGTTGGCTTTATTTTTTTTCCTTTTGCTATTTGAATATTTAGTAACAAAGTAGTTTGCCATCTTGTTCTTTCCCACTTACTTCTTTCCCTTATATTCTCAAGCTCATAAAAGCCATCCAATTTATTCCAAAAATGTTTAGGCAAGTAATCATAAAACTCATTTACTCCCATGCCTAACTGTCCAAAAGCAATTCTCTCTAATTCTCGCCAAGAGAGTTTGTTTTTTACTTCTTGGCTTTCTGCTTTTTTTCAGTATTACCCCCCATTTGTTCAGCCAATATTTCCATAGCTTTTCCAATACTATCAAAATCACCATCTATCAAATCAGCCAAATCATCAACACTTAAATCACAATCTTGCTTTGCAGCTCTATGCCCATCCTCAATGCCACAATATATTAAAGTTAAAGCATCATCTAAAGTCATATCTACACCAAGTTTATCTAAGTCTTGTAGTGATGTATTTGTTTTAGATGAATATTTTCTCAAGGCATTAAAACCAAATTTAATTGGTAATTTTTCTTTATTTATTTCTATAAAAGTATAATTCATTTTTGTTTAGTTTAGTAAGGATCAGAGCAATGGTACTAAACAAAAAGTACCAAAGCTCCTTTCCTAATTTTTTAATTTACTGTTTGAGTTAACGAACCAGTCCCCTCAATTGTAAGTGAATATGTTGCAGTATCTTCTGTACCACCAGTTATACTAACAGATGTAATATAACCATTTCCAGCATAACTTATATCATTTGTTGATGTATCACCAAATATAAATGAGACTTGTTGTCTTGCATTTAAAACATTTGTTTCTAAAGTATCATCAACTCCATCTGTTAAAGCTACACCAGATTTATTTGTCCAAGCATAAGCCCCATCAATATCAACTGAGTAATCTCTTAATCCCTCTAAAATTTCTTTGTATCCATTACTCTCTTTGTTTGTGATTTCTCTCGGTGAATGATTAACATTCAGTGTACAGTTTTGAGCAAATGCAACAAGATTAGTTGTTCCAGTGCTGTAAACTTTTATTTCAGTTCCATTTAAAATAGCCATTTTTTTTCTTTTTTATATTAATTAATTATTTTCTTCGGCAACTTTTTGTTTTGCCTTTTTTTCTTTTTTTTCTTTTAAGTAACCATTCTCTTTTAAAAAAGCAATAGTTTCTTGATTTGTTATTTTTAATATGCTACCAGCTTTATTTACTTGACCAGCATACCTCCAATTTTTACTTAATTTTATTTTCATATTATTTTCTTTTAACTTGTCGGATTAATTTGTCTAATTTCAAAATCTAAAGCCTTTCTATAAATCCCAGCATCACCACTTGTATTATCAAAAATATCATTATAGCCTTGAAATTGACTTGATTGTATTTTAATTGTAGCATATTCTGCATCAGGAATCCTATCCATTGCAATTCTTATTTTTTTTGCTAAATCAGATGCTTGAGAATAAGTTTCACTGTAACAAGAAATCATAACGTCATTTGTATCTAATGTTGATGGCCCATCTTTTGTATCATTTGGCTGAACTCCATTAACATCATAAATAATAAAAGGAAATTCAGTAGTTTGAGGAGCTACATTTGGAAATATTCTTGTATCAACCAAATTAACAACATCAGTATTATTTGACAAAATATTATATATCGCTTTTCCTATTTCCATTTAATATCCAAATTTACCATATTTCTGCAACTTTCTTTCATGACTTTTTATTGCTTTAGCCATAACAAACTCAGCATCATTCATTGAGTTTTGTGTTACTTTTAAATAATTACTTTTCCAAGCTGGTTTTATAAATGGCTGGTCTTTTCCAAATCCTCTTCCTCCAAATTTAACTTCACCACCATATTCAATCCATGCTCCATAATATCCACTCTTTCCCTTTTTATCACTAAATCTTCCTTTTGTTCGTGGACCAACAAAACCTCCTAAATATTTCCTGCTTGCTCTTGTTGTAAAATAACCAATACTTCTTTTTAATTGTTCAGTTCTTTTTACATCCTTTTGATTCTGTTGTCCAGTCAAATCATTAAGATTTGATTTTGCACCATCAATAAAAGGCTTACTATTTTTTCTCCAAAACTTTTGCCAAACAGAGTTTTTCTTAACTTGTTTAGGTAATTGCATAAACAAATCGTTTAATTCTTTTGTTCCTAAAACTGTTATATTTGACTTAGCCATTAATCTTTATTTTCACAAATTATTTCTAAAAATGCTTCTCTTCCATCAATTTGATTTATAACCTTTGGAAAATATTCTTTACCATCATAATCAATTCTTGATTGTAAATTTAAACTTCCCATATCTAAATTTCTTATATAAACATGGAGCTTTGTCATCCCAGTTATTTTTTCACTTTGATCAGTTCCTTCACTTCCACCCTTCCATTCTATTGCAGCCCAAACTGTTCTAAATAGACTATATGTTCTTGTAGCCTCACCATAATTATTAGTAGTTGTGCTTACAGAATAAATTCTTACTCTTCTATCAAGTTCCCCTATTGTCATCCTACTATCTGAACTTTATATGTATCAAGCAACCATTTAACATTCATTGGTAATTCAGTTGCAATTCTACCTATTACAACACTATTTCTATTTTGATAAAAATTTCCTATTGTCAAAAGAATAGCTTGTTTAATTATTTCTGGAACATCACTTGCAGCTGCTCCATAACCAACAGTGTATCTTGCAACAACAGCATCATTTCTTTTTGTTATACTTGGAAAACTTTGCCCATCAGCTAATTGTATCTGTGATGGCTCATAATTTAATAAAGCATCATATATTGTTGGATTTAATGTTTGCAAAGAATTATCATTGTCATAATATCTAACATTAACAACAGAACTTACTTTGCTTTTAAATAAAGTTTGTAGTTGTGCAAAATCACTACAAGTTTGGTCAATAACAGTATCAATAAAAAATCTATTTGTGTACTCTTCACTTAATTGTGTTGCAGCTTTTATAATAGATTCAATATAAGTATCATCAGCAGTTGTATCAACTTTTAAATGAGATTTAGCCTCAGTTAAAGAAACTGGGTAAGTAGATGCTGGAGTTATTACTTGATATGTTTTCATATTATTTAGTTATAAAAAAAGGAGTGATGGTAATTCCACCACCCCTTTTTATAAAATTAATTATTATCTACTATGCTTCCAAGTTTTTGTGGAATGTAGAAGATTGAACAGCACCAGCATCAACAAGAGATGTTAATACATAGCGAGGCTCACCAGTTCCAGCACCAGAGTAAATGTCATAAATCACATCTAATCCACCAAACTGTGCAATGTGTACTTTAGAGAAATCTCCAAATAAAGCAGCAGTTTTTGAAGCAGTTCCACCAGAGTTTAAGTTTGATGTAATAAATGAGAAATATCCATTTAATCTTTTATCAGCATTATCATATAATGCAGAAACACCAGTAACTTGAGCTAATGATTTAATATCAGAATATGCAGCTGGATTTAATATGTAAGCCATTCTTGATCCTTCTAAATTTACATCAGCAGCTAAAGTATCTGTTTCCATTTTCTCAACGTTAGCAACTGAAATTACAGATGTTGCAGAAGATGTTGCATCATCAAATAAAGATAATGGAGCATTAGCAACATCACTATTTGCTAAGAATGCAGATTCCATTGTCGCAGCAACTGATTGAGCCATGTTTCTTCTTAATGCAGCTTCAAT